AACTCAACAAATCAATACAGCACAGCCAACTGGCAGGAGGGAATATGATATGAAAGAAAAAAGATTATATGAGTTAGCACATGAGTGCTTATTAGGAAAATGGGGAAAAGCGTATGAAGACGTTCGTAGTTATCCTAGCTGTGAGTCTTTCAAGTCAATAGAAAGAGAACTCTGGAATGAGTTATGCACTCTTGAAAGTGAAATGAAAATCATAGGTTTAAAATATGAGGTGAAAAGATGAAATCGGTCAAAGAAGTAACAAATGAGGAAATGAATGATATAGCATTATATATGAATGATGATCTTAGAGAGTCTATCCATCGTGAGTTAGCACCATGCACAAATGAAGACTTTATCATTGCGTATTGCAATACTGAACCAAGTTTTGAAGATTGTCTTAATGACTTATTTAATATTGAATTATAGGAGGTGTATAACATGAGAGTGAACCCGTACTACAACAGAGAGACAATGAACCTTAAACAGCTTGCTCTTGATCTCAAGAAGCAAGGCTTCATATGTAGACTTAGCAAAGATTGCGATGCTTTGATTATTCAGCGCTTTAACTATTATTTAGGGTTTGTTGAGATAAGCATGACAGACTTTAAAGACTGGAGGGTTCTTTATTATGATGCCTCAATAAGAAACTTTATTTTGAATCCTCAAAAAGGTGTAAGAACTTACAGTGCCTCAACAAACTGGGGAGTAATAAAGTTGCTCAGAAAACTTTTGATAGATGCATAAAAAATAGCCCAGCATCCGCTGGGCTATCATATTTTATATTTACATGGTAATTGATCCTCTGTGAATCTGTACCTGTGTAACCTCTGTTAATGTCCGGTAGTTGTGCTTGTCATCAGAAATATCATACAAACTCAAATAGATATGTCGACCTCGGAAGTTAAGCTGTGCAGGAATGTGAAAAAAGTCACTGACAGACTTAACGATCACAGTGGTTGGGTAGCATGTATAACCGTTATGATCTCCGATAAAGGAAGTCGAATAGATGCGCCCCAAATAGTACTCAGTGCCATCACAGACAAGTGTTCCGCTGTTTGGTAGGCAAACATAGTTACCCCAGATTAAAGTGCTTGTATTCTCATTGTATGAACTTACAAAAGCCCAGCTTGATCCCGGAGTAGGTACAAAGTCACCTGCTTCAAAGTTTGCAGTAACTTCGTAAAATGATGGGCTGCATGCCCCTGTTTCAACAGCTGTAGAAAGATAGGTTGCAAGCCGTTCCTGCCCTGTTGTGTTTGGGTGAAATCCGTCAGAAGCAAGGAAGCCGTCAGCATGGAGGATATAATCTGACCCTGCCAGATACCGCCAATTCTTCCGCTGTGTGTTATAAACAGACTTTGCAATCTTTAATCTGTTTTGCACGTTCGGGTCATCCGTCCGGTCAACTGACCATGCTACCATAGCGGCAAAGACTTTTGCATTTGGGAATCTGACCTCAGCGACACCCATAAAAGCATTGATTGCATTTTCAATCTCTGAATAGGTTCCGAACTCATTAAACCCTCCAACTACCAAGATTTGCATCACGTCATCAGAAGCAGGTACAGCGTTTAAAAGCATAAGGAATGAATTGGAAGCTGTCGAAAATGAGGCTCCCCCATTTGCAGAAATAGTAACATTCTCAAGCCCTGTGTACTTGATAAAGTTTGTAGTCCAGGGCTGTAAATTACCCTCTGGACTATATCCAACGGTGTAGCTATCTCCAATGATGATGGTTTTTCCGGAGTGGTCAAAAAGCCCATCTCTTTTCTGTAACTTTGTGATCTCAGCTGTATTTGTTTTAACATGCTCTTTTAAAGGTTCAATCTGTTCATTAATTACTTTGGTAGTGGCGTCATTTACCACTTTTCCAATTTCCCCATCATCCAGACTTTTATGGATTGCATCATCAATCATGGTTTGTGCTGTGTCTTTAATATGCGTCCACTCCCCATGATCTTTGTCAGCCTGTTTGCCAACTTTGAGTAACCAGTCAAGGTTCATATCCTGCATAGAACTATGTGGGTATTCAAAAAACATAGACATTCCTCCTTAATAAATTAATAAAAGCAGATCCTGTGCAAAAAGTCCGGTGCAATAATCAATAAAGCTTTGTCTCCTCAGACTGATCTCAGATAGCCCCATCTGTTGCGAAGTGGTCACACCAACATTCCCATGAATACGCCCGGAATGCTTATTCTGTCCTGTTTCTCTGCTTGTTTCTCCTTTTCCGTATTCAAACGTGTTTTTGTTTTCTCCGGAACTTTGTACCTTTGTGCTTCCTCCGTATTCCGTCGTTGTTTTCCCGTTTGGGCTGTAATTTGCATCATTAAAAGCACTGACTTCATTGGTAGCTGTATCTGCCCCAGAGTTGGTAGTAGTGGTTCCCTGTCCTGCTTCCGCTCTGTTCACATCCTGCCCGGAACTCTGACTTATCCTTGTCACATCCGGGCTATCTGTCCAGTCTTCATGGCGGTCATAGTTTTCAAGAGGCTCATAGTCAGTTAAATCTAACACATTATAAACCTTGTCAATGCTTCTTTTCCACTTCCTGCTCCATGCAGGGATGGCGTTCTCATGCATAAAATCCCAGTCTGGATAAAGTGGCTCACAATCCCCATAGGACAGAAGCAAACTGTCGATAAAATTCTGCTTGTCGGCTGATTCCGGGAACTCCATCTTGTCAAAGAGGGTGTTGTTCCATTCATAAAGTCCTGCTATCGTTACTCTATAAAGTCCCATATGGTTTCACCTCCACAGTCTCATAGCTTCTGATCTTGATTGACAAGTTCATTTCCGGATATAATCTGTTTGTCATGTCAACTCCTGCTTTCATAGTCTCAAGCCAAGTAGTTAGTCGTGTTACTGATTCTGCATCATTTTTGCTTGTCTCAAGTATATTCAGACGTTCTTTTTTATCAGACCCGACAGATGGAATACCAACCTCTGTATCAAACTGATCCAGAAGTTTCTCAAATACCTCAATCAACTCCGGTGCAATGAAGTTCTGCTTCAAATCTTTGTTGAAACTCTCCCAAGCATCCTGTTTGGCTCCTTGTCTGTCCTCGCTTTTTATTGATACATCAAAAGCCTCAACCGGATTACCGGATTGAATACTGTCATAGATTTTTTTCAAGGTCTGAGCCGCGGCTTTATTTTTAGCGGCTATCAGAAAAGCAAGTTTTGAATTAAATACATTCATATCAAACGCACTTGCTACCAGTGCCAGCTTATAGCTGTAAAAACCGATGATATCCCCAATGCCGCAGAAAGTTGGTCTGAGATAGATGACAGAACAGTCTTTTCCGATCTCCATGTCCTCCATGTCAATAACGGCATTGCTTGCATACGTATGTATAGTTGCTGTCGTAGGCTTAAAATAAATGTTATACCCTGTCAGCATAGGATACTGTGCGATCAGTCCATAAAGTGCTGTCTTTGTGATACAAATATAGCCTCCAAAAAGTAAGCAATATTTGAAGTAGTCAATATCAATACTGCCATTGTATGTGATATCAAGAATCGAACAGACACGCTCATAAAGCATACGATCAAACGTATCAGTATATAAGCTGTCGACTTTAATTCCGGACGGTTGGAAGTAATTTGTGCAAATATTAATCTTGTCAAAATTAACCGGCGTCCACATGTTTATCCCCTCTTTCTATTCAAAGTAAAATCCGTTGTTTAAGTACTCATTCACCTGCTCTTGATCCCCCTCAAATCCTGCAATCTGTATAGATGCATTCCTACACTTTACAAAGCCTGTCAGTCCAGATATAGAGCGTACAGTGCCATCTACAAAACCTTCACTTGCTCCATCTGGATCTATGCTTGTGCAGGCATAGCAGATGCTGTTTGCTTCCATGTTGTTCAAAATGGAACTGATATTTCCAATAGTTCCGACCATGTTAGGCTCCGGAGAGGTTACGCTCTGGAATGCCCCCAACGTATTTGTGATAGCCCCTATTGGGTTACCGGAAGCAAGGCTTGTTCCTACGTCTATCAAGCTGGTAGTAAGCTGACCAATGTTTGCCGTAGCATATCCAATTTGAACCGGAACGGCAAGCTGACATTGAAAATGTGCATATTCATCAGATCCGGAAGTTACCCAAACGTCTGCCATGCCGGAGACAGCATCAAAGTTATAAGTAGCTTTTAACTGCCCCTTATGGGTCTTTGCTGGATTGATAGGAATAATCCCCACAAATGGAAGCTTTACAGTATACTTTGAAAAAGCAGGATTGTAAAATCTGAAATCTGTATCAGCATATAAGGGATTCCCAAGGCTTAAATCATATGAAAAAGTACAAGACGCATCATCTATCAGATAGGCATTTTTGTTGCTATCCCAGTAGCCAAGCTTTACAGTATCTAATGCATTTACAAATTTTTCAACCATAAAAGGTAACCATTTTAAATCAAGAATATACTGAAACGGATTAAAAAGTAAACGCGTCAATGCTGTTTCCATTACATCTGGAATTGATCCATATGTGTACATAAAGTTGCATAACTCTTTTAATTGCTTACCTCTTATATAATAGGTGTTTACTCCCTCAACTGATACAGTGCGCAGTAAATAGTTTGGTGCATACCCATTAACAAACGTGTTTATTGGCTGTCCAACTATCGTAGATTGACTTACCCAGTCATTTGTTGGGAGGTACATACTGTCGTTGGCAAGTGTAGTTTGCTTACTTGATCGCTCGATAAAACATGTGTAGTTGTTTATCTCTGTCCGGTAGGTTGCTAACACATCCTCACTCGCTGAGATCTCAACCATGTCATTATTTAATGACATCGTCGAATTGATAAAATAGTAATGGTCAGCCCATTTTAGGTAGTTAAATTGCAAGGCACTGTCCAGACTCAGCTTTAATTTAAATACCGGATTCTGAAAAGTTGTATTTGATTTTAAAAGACAGGGCACAGTAGTGCCCTGTCCCGCTGGTCTTTTGGTACTGTTTTTTCTTTTGGAAAAATGATATAAGATGATTTCCGTCATGATAAATAGATATCTCCTTTTGCTGTGATTGCGCAGATCCAACCGGATGGAATCTTAACCCACGTTGCTCCGGCACCATCCTTTTTGACATCCTTTACCGTGACTGTGGTTCCCTTTTTCAAGCACCCATCAGAATAAGCATGTTTCATTCCGTCAGCTGTCAGCTGTGCATATCCTTTGATTTGTCCCCAGACAGAAAAACGAACATGTAAATGGTCAACTCTGGTAGTATAAGTTTTTCCAATCGAATAGGTTAGTGCTTCATTGTATTCTGTCCATACCCTGCGAATACAAGATAAGTCAGATCTACGACTTACAGGGCTTTTTACAACTCCCATACCTGGATTTTCAGCAGTGTTTTTTCGTCCTCCTCGGCTTTCGATCATATACCCGTTTCCAACATAAATAGCACAATGAGTTACCGGTCTACCAAAAAAGAGAAAATCACCCGGTTTTTCCTGCCCAATTCCAATCTTTTTTCCAAGTTCGGAATATCCGGAAGCAGTCATATCTCTCACGTCTGATCCTGCTTTCTTCTGGATATAGTAAAGCAATCCGGAACAGTCAAGTCCCTGTGCAGGAGTGTTACCACCCCACACATAAGGAGTACCAATTAAATTAGTAGCATATGCTACAAGTTCATTTGCTGTCATATAGCACCTACTTTCCAATTTGTTCGATTAATGCGTTCATCTTTTCTAAGGCAATCGTATTGTTTTTGATCACCTCAGAAAGCGTATCAACTTCATTCTTGTGATCTTCGTTTAGTTTGTCAACTCGTGCATTAGTCTGATCGTACATGTACTTAACAAAGTATGCCATGCCGATACAACAAACGATAGGAAATGCATAGTTTCCTAAAACTGTCAAAATTGTGTCTGTCATAAGATATCCCCCATTGTTTCAAAATAATTTTGATTTGAAAATGGACTAGTATCTATAAAAATTCTCCCTACTCCAGTGCCCTTTTTTTCTACGACAAAACATGATGGACTTGGGTAACCATATGGTGTCTCTAAAAAAGTAAACACAAAAGGATTAGCACCATACCCCGTAAAAAGATCAGCACCGTCTGCTAATCTTAATGTCAAGCCGGAATCATCTGTGTTACCTGTTAAAATGACTCTTTTTATTCCAAACTCATCATCAAGTGGAATTAATTTTGAACCAGGCGTACTAAAATTGTAATAATACATTATGCCCCCTCCCCCAGTACGTAAAGGACTGCGTTGTGTGTGAAATTATTCCAAGCGTTGAACCGGTAGTGATCAAAGATATTGTAATAGCCACCTGCTGCGTTGAATGGGGTAGCTGCTGAGTACATCCACTGATTGTTCACTCCCATTGCTCTACGATCATATAAAATACCAAGTACATATGGTAGATTTACCGCTGTCGTAGCTGTTTTGGAAACACCGGTCGCATCAATGATGTTAGGTTTAATGTTGATGGCTGGGCTGTCAAACTCCTGCCAGCCGTTTACAAGTTCTTTGTCGGCAATCTTTAACTGTTCATCATTAAAGACTGTCGGAAATACCTGTGTTTCGGAATCAATCCAGAAATCGGTATACATAAGCAGTTTCTGGTTCTCCGGACGTGTAAAGCGCAGGATATCTTTTCCAGTCAGATTCATGTGATACTTTGTCGTGCGATCCTGCATCTTTTTGGAATCTTTTTTGATTCTTGCAACCACAAAAGCCATGAAATCTCTGTGGTACTCCGGGCTTAAAAGCTGCTTTCTTGTCAGTTTTGTTCCATAGGCTGTATTGTACTCTTTTACAAGATCTACTTCATTTGTTCCAAGAGAGGACATGCCTGCCATGAAGTTGAGCACTGTCAGTCTGCGCTTTGCTTCATTTCTGGATTCAATATCATTATAGTAAGCGGTCATATAGCTACTTACAAACATAAGAAACTCAGTTTCATTAGAAAAAGCTAATGCCAGCTGATCACGGAATCGTGTGATATGAGACTGTAAGACTTTGCTACCGTAGAATTTCAACTCCACTACTTTCGGGGCATTGATCTTGTACATGTCGACCGACTGACCATCAGCAAGCTGATTTTCATTCAAGTCTGTATTCCAATCCTGCGAAGCCTCTGCATCCAACGGAAGTGAAATAATCTCACGTGTGATAGCCCCCCAGCGTTCGTTATTCTCAATGATTGAGCGGAATACACCGGATCTGTATTTTTCCATTTCAAAGTATGTTCTTCCGCACCACTGACTGAGTGCTTTCAGTGTTGGCTCTACACCTGTCCGCAACATAGTTTCACCAACCGACACAAAGGAACTTGTGTCTACTGCTTTGATATTTTCGCGTCCGGTAGCCATTTTGTATAAATCATTGATGATTAAATAGGCATCCTGGACTACTAAACTGTTTGCCATTTATTTACCCTCCTTAATTCATGAGTTTCATCAGATCTTCCGCTACGTTGTCAGAGGTACGTGGTGCTGACCCAGCTTTTCCGGATGCTGACAGGTTCCCAGCCTGCAAGGTAGCAGTCAAAGTATTGATTGCTGTCAATAACGCTGTGTTTGTTGTATCCTGTCCCGGAGTTGGAACCTGTACAGGAGTAGTCTGCTGCGTAGTACCCTGTTCAGGAGTTGGAATCTGTCCAAGTCCGGACATACTCTGAGCGTTCAGAATCCCCATGATCTCATTTTTTGTAAATCCAAGTTTTCCAAGTTCTAAAATCTGATCTACTTTCATTTTTTCTCCTTTTCTGCCGGAAGTAAAAATTAAAATAGGTCAACGCTTCCGGGTAATCACCCCACGGCATCCGCTTCCGGCGGTCGATGTAGCCACGTTGACCTAATTAAAATATAAGTCTATTTGAATAATTTGTCAATATAAAATTTTACTGAAATATTTTGATAACTGATTCTATTTGTCAGACGATAACTGTCAATCCAGCTGTAAAAGCATCTGAATTGATCTTTTCCATGTTGGCTATCCTCAAATACATCCTTACAAGATCCGGAGATATGATCTGACACATACAAATGTGCTTTTGATTTATGCTCATAAACTGCTATTTTTCCAATCACGCAAATAAGCTTGTATTGCCGTATATCTTCTGATCGAATAGCCGATACATCATCATATGCAAACTCATTTGATAGTGCCATCTTTGCAAAGTCCGTGTCACCAGATAAAGCACGATAAAGGGCTGTGTCTTTCTTTTTTTCTGAAATCGGAGAATCATTGATTAAAACTAAAATGATTCCTCTTTTGTTCAACATGGAAAACTCCTGCTTATTCTTTTTCATTCGCTCAAGGATTGGCAGCAGTCCAAAAGCTTGCACGATTGGGTTATCCAGTGTATTAGAGTTGGAAGCAAGCCACCAACGGAACGGTTTCTTTCCTTGCAATTCCCTGTTTGCTGATATTGTTTCAACAGCATTCAAAAAGGCATCATCCTCCCCACTGATTGCTTTTGCTATCTTCTCAGGGATAAATTCATCATAAATGCCCTCAGAAAAATCAGATCCAGAGAAACCTCTATTATTATGCATCGAGGTTAGACAAAAAGCCTCACCTCTATATACTTCCTCTTCCTCTGTTTGCTCAACAATCTTAATACGACCGTATTCACCTCTGGGTTTTTCAAAATGAAAAAATTTATTCATATCTTTGTTGATGTCCAGCCAAGGGTCAAACTCCGGAAGAAACACTTTTGCCAGCTGTTCTTTTGTCCGGCGCATATAAATAATATTCTCATTTTTTGAAAAAACATCATTGATAAAGTGCTGGAAGATTCCATATGTTTTTCCGGTTCGTCTTGCTCCAATGATAAAGATAAAGTTAATTTTATTTTTATCGGCAAGCTGGGCAATCCTTGGAACGTCCAGCCAGCCATTTTTATCATAGATATTCATTACTGAAATCCACCCCCGGAGGATACAGCCTGTGAACTCTGGTTACATTCATTGTACTTTTTCACACATGCATCTTGCAAAAGCTTTGTCCACTCTTTATCAAGAGAGTAAATTGAATTGTAAAATTTTCCATCTTTCCCTTTTGTGCTTGGGGATGACAGGAAAAGACCCTTTTTTCCCTCAACTAAAGTAAGCCCTTTAATTACAAGTGTGTTATCCAGTTCAAGGTCAATAAAAGCTTTTGTTTTTGAGTTACCGTTATATGGTTTGCAAGTGATTTTTACATTTGATTTTAACATGATTTTTTTTCCTCCTTTACATCAATTCGAATAATATTTCCTACTTTGTATGCTATGATACTGATCTCATCATCCTCATAGCTAACTTTTCTCAGACTGCTTGTTCGCAATGTTTCATAAATCTCTGACATGTCAATCATGGTTTTCACCTCCTAATCACCTAGCAGCATCCAGACTTGACAGCTTGCAAACATGCAAGCAAAAGTAATGCAAGTCCAGAAAAGAGTACTCAAATCTTCTTTGTTTTCTTTCCAGAATTTTTTCATAGGTTACACCTCCTTTATACAGTTTAACTTATTTATGTTACAAAACTATTACAAATTTATAACAATTCTATTCATATACTGTATATTCCATTTCAAATGGCAACGGCAATCCTGTTTCTTTATCATACGGAATTGTATGATTCAATTCATACTCTGTATCGGTCAACCGGATAGCACAGCCATACTCAATCTTGCATCCGTCAATGGTCAGTTCATTGATTCCTTCATGGAAAAGATACTCTGTTTTCATTTTCCACTTGGGATCCTGCCAATCATTCGCCCTGCGGTAGTTCCTGCGGAATGTGAGATCATTTTTAAAAATAAACCCTTTTCTGAAATTTGTAATATCATCATCCAAACAGTAAATACCCTCTTTTGGCACTCCTGCGACCGTCAGATGCAAGGATGCATCTTTTTTCAGTCGGTAGCAATAACGCTTGCTCCCCATGGTGATAAACTCACTGTATATTCCATCAAATTCTGCAATACCCAACCGGAAAGTTTTTTCTTTATACTCTACCACTCCAATATTTCTCTTTTGCGACATATCAATGATGGATTGATTAAATGCATCCAGTTTATCATGATCCCAGTCTGTACCCTTCACTGAATCTGTGTCGGAATATAACCACCTCCGGCAGCATGCACCCAACCGGAAAAGATAAGCCTGTGCATAGGCTGTGATAAAAACCCCCCACTGGTAGGGCATGAAACTATTTTTATTTTTATAGAACTTTTCAAGTTCTTTTTCCCTGTCCTCTGGCTCTTTTGCTTCCCACTCTCCGGATTCCATCAACTCAGTACATAAGATCTGAATTATCCGCTGTACAGTCATGCCGTACATTCCATTTAACTCACTTTTTGAGATCATGTAGTTTGCTTCGTCCAGACCTTTAAGGGTACATTTTTTAAAAAACAATTCCATCAAATAGCCTGTGAACCACTCCGGCAAGTAGTCCTTTGTTGCTCTCATGACTTTTGAGACATCCGCCCATTCATAATCATAACTTGACAGGATGACTTCTAAGTCTGGATCTGTAAAGGGATATATGACAAGATCAGCGTTTACGATCTTTCCGTTATCCAGATTGTCATGAAATTGTTCTTTTTTGCTTTTTGCTTCCGGAAAGATACATATTTTTGCTTTTGAGAAAGCAAGTGGTGGCATAGGACAGTCTTTTTTCAGCCTCAGATTTTTTAGTCTTATATAGCCAGAAAACGCATAATCTTCTTTCAGTTCCATAATGTCTTTGAGTGTTATATTGTTTGTATAACAAAAATTTGACATTGGAAATTTACAATAGCACATCCAAGCAATGTATGAACTTGCAAAGTCATAGCACTCGACAGGCTCCTTTATCAGCTGATTTACATAATAACGATTTGCATGACTATAACCCCCATGATAGCAGTCAACCATCTGGTCATACTGTTCAAGTGTTAATGCCATTTGCTCAAATTGCTTGCGCCATTTCTTGTCTTTTCTTGATCTTCTGCGGGCATTAGTCCGGATAAAGCCTGTGTTTGTCAGTGGACAATTCGCCACATTAAATCCTCTCTGATCTATGTATTTGCGTAGGGCTTTGCATAAGCTTATCGTATCCGTACAGACATATGCTATTTCTTTTGCCGTACGTGGGCTTGCTGGCGTTCGAAACTTCTTATAGTCCCATGTTCCGACAGCTTTCTCAGTGGTGCCCATATCTTTACAAAGCTTTTCTAATGATCTCTGTGTCAAGATAAGACTGTCCCGGAACTCAATACCCTGTCCTGTCCATTTCATAAAGATGTACTTATGAGTTTTAGCAGCTAATGATTTGTCCGGATTTCCCCATTTTTGGAAAAAATGATTTCTTAAAAATACATAATCATAAGGGAAATTGTGAACAAAAAATCTTACAAGGTGGCTGTCATCAGCATGTAATGTGGTACAGATCCTGTCTATCGTGTCTATCAGATCTGATACATGATTACCATAGATGCAGCAGTCATTCTCTATGGTGATTGTCCAGTCTGTCACAAAGCCAATGCTTTTGTTAAGATATACAAAGGTTTCTGTGTCTACGGTTATGATTTTTTCATATACTCCAAGGTAATGACCTGCGTTGGATCTCCGGATAAAATTCCCATCAAATAAATGCATATAATCATAGTTTTTAAAATAGACCACCGGATATCCTGCTACTATCATTACTTTGCCACCTCCCCTGCTATGGTCTGTACTTCAAAGCCTCAGCCTCCCCGGAAAATCCAAGTTCTTTTGCAATCGTATCAGCCATATCCGGATCTGTTCTCTCGCGGAATTTTTCCAGATCTTTTATGATCTCAGAAACAGTAGAATCATCCAGTTTGTGACTGATGATTCGCATTGTCTGTTTACTATCATAAAATTTTTGCAACCACCTCCAAACCTCAGATTTGAAAAACAACTTCATTTCCTCTTTTGACTTAAAATTGATTCCGTATTCAGTGCTGAGTGTTTTTTGACGTTGATCTATGATCTCTCTCCAACCCTGCACAGTGCTACTTTTTTCTTTCAGAATCTTCTGGATAGCTTTCACTTGGGTTCTTGGCAACCCTTTATACTTTTCATTTTCCAAATTTTCCGGAATGGTTGATCTCCCTGGAAAAAATCTTGCAAGCAGGTCTTGGTAATCTGCATACGCTCCTCCAACTTCTGAATCAAATCCTTTTGCCTTTAATCTACGCATACGCTGATTCAGACGTTTTGCAAGCTGTCTGCGAAGTTGTAAAGCATCAGCGGTAGTCAGCATGTTTGGATTGACGTTTAAACCCTTTGACGTAGTTGGGATTTTAGGATTCTTTGGCATATTTGAGTACCCCCATTATTTCACCATATAGTTTATGATTAAACCTGTCACACACTATCTTATTCCATTCTTCATAGTATCTATACTCTTTGTCACTAATATATTTTTTTTCATTCAAATATACATAAAGTTTTGCAAAAATGTAATAGTTTTCAACCATTATTTTTGCATCATTGATAGTATCTTTCACTCTAACTAGTGCACAAAGAGTGTTATTTTTTCTTCGTATTTCGATTCTTGATTCTGCTTTATTATACATAGTTTTTCGTAAAATTCTTGAAATAACTATGATTATGTCTGAATATCTTAATTCTATCATGTCTGTTCTATCAAGATCTGATTTTGATTTCATAAGAGTTACTACCGGGGCTTTTACCCCGGTGTTCGTATATTTAATTTTTGTGTATTTTGATTTCATTTACTGTTCCTCCTTTAAAATCATGATATCACTGAATATCTCAATGGCTTCCTTATCACTTGATGCATTGATTTCCTCAACTTCGTCAAACCTCAGAAGCATCAGCAAAGTATCTTGTTCCATTATACTCCTTATAAAGTGTGTATGGGTAGCCTCAACTTGTTTCAATGGTCATAATCTCTTTTCCAACATATACTCTATGACGTCCGTTTAAGATCATTCCTCTTTTCATATCATATTCCCTCCTGCCAGTTGGCTGTGCTGTATTGATTTGTTGAGTT